ATACTTAAGAAAAATAAATAAATAATATGAAAATAATAATAATATAAATAAATAAATAAAAGTTGATAAAAAATAAATATTTTTTGAATATATAATATAAAGTAACAGGAGTAGCTACCTGTGAAAATTGAAATTGGTGGGGGTTAATATGGTGTTCCTCCACCATTTTTTAAACAAAAGTACCTTAAATAAAAAACACCAAATAAATAAAATATAAAACCATATGAAAGTTAATATTAATTTACAAGCCTACAATTTAATCCTATCTAAGGATGATATAAAATTAGAAAAAGATTTTTTATATTATATTTTATATCTATTAGAAATATTTCCTGAAGTTGATGAATTTGGATTTGTTTCCATTTCGTCAGTATTTTTAAAAAATATAAAATGGAACTATAATGATTATATCCAATATTTATTATCAAATAAAATAATTAGATGTAATAATAAATACAAAGTTGATGGTCAAGCGTTAGGATATAGATTAGATGATTTAAGTAAAGAATTAAATGAAGAGATAACATACATAGAAATTTCAGATAAATATAAGAATTGTTTTAAATCAAAAGATTTGTCAATAGAACAAGAAATAATGCTAAAAACTTATGAAAGTATAACAATAGATGAAGATGTTTATAAATTTTTAAATAGTCCAACACTAAAAAAAAATATGGGAGTAGATTATGTCAATAAAATATCTTCTCATATAACTAATATAAAAAAAGGTAATATTATGATAACAAGTAGTAAAACAGGTAGAATTTTTCATCCATTATGTGAAATGATGTCAAATTTAAGATACTATGTTCTAATAGATAATAATAGATTATGGGAATTAGATTGTTCAAATTCTCAACCATTTTTTTTAGCATTATTAATTGGTGAAACTAATTTAGAATTATATAATAATAAAGATGCTGATTTATACAGACAATTAGTTATAACAGGGCAATTCTATGATTATTTTATGAATGCATATAATAAAATAAATACAGATGTAAATGCTGATAAAAATGAAATAAAAATGTATCTATTACAATCATTTTTTTCAGATGAAAAAGATGGTAGATCTCGTTATAGAAGTAAAACTAGAAAAGTATTTCAACAAGTTTTTCCAACCGTTTATAATTTTATAATTAATTTTAAAAAAGATAATTATAAAGAACTAGCATATAAATTACAAGAAATGGAATCCACAGTATTCGTAAAAGAATTTAATGAATTATTTGAATCAAAGTTTTTAAATTGTCACGATGCAATTTATGTTTATGAATCCAATATTGAATATGCTAAAAATACATTAATAGATATATTTCATAAAAAATATGGGGTTATTCCAAATATTAAAATAAAAGCAACAGAATCAATATGTTCAATAAATTCATTAGTTAAAGAAAGAAAACAAAGAATAGAATTTAAAAAGAAAATAAATAAAAATTGGTCAAATTAATAAAAAATATGAAAAGTATGAGAACATATAAAGGTAAAATAGAAAATATTATAACAGAAAATATAGAAAATATAAATACAAGATATTATTATAAAGTATCTTATGATTTAAATAAAAGTGATTTAAATATAAAAATTAGAAATTCAAATACTAAATCTGGATTATCTGATAGTAGTTGGGATAAAGTATCTGATAATGATGAAATATTTATAAAAACACTTAATAGTTTTTATAAAGTTAAAAATGTTAAAAATGTTAAAATTTATTATTATAACATAAATATAAAATATTATAAAGAAAAATTTAATATTATATTTAAGAATAAAGCATCAATAGAAAACAATGATTTATCTGTTGAACAATTTACAGAATTAATAAATTTATGTCGAGAAACTGTAAAACAATATAGAGAACTTAAATTAGGATTAATTTCAGCTTCTTTATCAGTTAAATATAATGATTTTTATGATAAGATATTATTAGAAATGTATTAATAAATATTTTTTAAACTATTTAATATAGCCACTTAATTTTAAATTTTGTGGCTTTTTTAGTTAAATATTTGTAACTCCTAATGACACAGGCAGTTATAATAGCTTAATTATTAAATACTTAACTATTTTTTAAGGTAGTTAGACCCTATGTAACTAATTGAGTATCAGAGTGCCGCAACAATAGTAACATATTAAACTTATTAAAATATTATTATTATAATTATACTTATTATTATATTATATTAAATAAATAAATTATATATCTATCTATTCTACCGAACTTCTCTACTTCATCCTACCTTCCGTAAAATAAGGGTTTCAAGGTTAACCAATTTAAAGCATTAAAACATCAATTCTAAGCACATTTAATTATAAAGCTAATATAAGTATTCACATATTAATTTTAATTGTGTTATTCGGGTTTTTGTCAAATAAACTTTAACAACTAAAACCAAACGATCCGATAGGATTCCCGAACAACTATATTTTTTTTTGTTAAACCAATTAGCATATTTAATAAAAATAATTGTATAATTAATATATAACCAATTTTAATAAATAAAATCCTCGAAATTTTCAAATTTTTTGAATATATAATATAAAAAATTAAACAAAATGGAAAAATTACAAAAGTGGAAAGATGCTAATGGTATAGAACGAGAGATTGTTAGTAGAGAATATTTTTTATATCAATTAGAAGAATTTGCTAAGAAACCTAAAAGATTAAAAATGATAAACTCAGATATTTTATTAAAAGCTGATAATACGCAAATTAAAGTAATTTTAGAAGGTATAACATATGAAGATAAAATACCAGCTTTTTTTAATAATGATAGTTCTGATAAATTAGGACATTGGGAAAATATCAGCATTGAAGATAATTGTTTATATGGTGACTTATACTTATATACAAATTATGATCAGTTTAAAGGAAAAGGTATTTCAGTAGGCTTAAAAGTAGAAGATTGTGAGATAATTGATGAATTATTAAATATAACAAAAAGTACATTATTAGAAGCAAGTTTATCAGACAATCCATTAGATAAAAATACAATAATATAAATAAAAAAATAAACAAAATGGAAAAAAAAGAAGTAGTAATTAACATCCAAAAAATATTTGATATAGATTGTTCTGACCCAATTCAGACACTTATTAGATGTGATGATTTTGTAGGAATGAAAGATGGTGAATCTATTATTTTTACTGAAGAATTATCAGAAAATTTTCAAAATATTTTAAAAGAATTTACACAAAACAATTAACTTTATGTATTATGTTTATGAAATACGAATTAAAGGAGTAACCAGGTATATTGGTTACTCTAATAATTTAGATGAAAGAGAAAAAACTCATATATATAATTGTTATAATTCAAATTCTAAGCAATATAAAAAAGAGTTTTATTCATTTCTAAGAGAAATATACCCAGATAAAATTGAAGGCATTAAACAGCTTATTTTAGTGCCTATTTATGAAAGTAAAAATAAAGCTGAATGTAAAAAATTTGAAGCTTTTATGATTTTAACAGATTATTTTGGAAATAAAAATTTAAAACAATCAGTACCTAAATTATCAGATAAACAATTTTAATAATTAAATAGATGGATACAGAAAATCAAGTTAAGTTTAGTATAAAAATGTTATATAATATTATAACTATTATATTTAAATCAAAAGAAGAAGTGGTTAAAGAATTTAATACAGAAACTCCTTCAAAAGAAGAATTAATTAAATATATCAAAAATGGTTAAAAAGGCATTATTAACAATTTTAATGTGTTTATTTTATATTTCAATAGTAACTACTCAATCTATTCCAAAATTCGTATATAAAGCTAAAAATGAATATAAAATTGATTATAAAGATTGGATTGGTGTAAAATATAAATTTGGTGGAAATGATAAAAATGGTATAGACTGTTCTGGTTTAATTCAGAAACTTATCGGATGTAAAGAAAGATATAGTAAAACTATTTGACTGAAATATAAAAAAATATACCCATTAAAATATTATTCTATTGGGCATATTGGTATTATGATTAATGATTCAACCCTGTTACATTCTGATAGTAAAGGAGTTAATTTATTATCTATTAAAAGTAAATCATATCTTTGGTATAAAAAATATGAAGTTAAATAGTTTTATTTAAAATATAATGTAATATAAATTGTTACGTCTGACTCAATTGCTTCACCTGGTACAACTCTTTTAATATAAATTTTATTATCAGTAGGTTTAAAATATACTTCATAGAATTTAATACCACTGATAGTACTATTACATAATGTAGCAGCAACATATCTACTTGGATTTGCTATTACATTATTAACTAATATGCCTGAATTCGTAGTTAATCCAGCAGCAGTTTGAACAAATCCTTGTAACAATTTCATTCCATTATTAAGATATATCAAATGTAAATTACTTCCACCAGTAACACCATTACTCATTACTAATGAAGTATTTAAAGATAAATCAGTTCCATTAATTTCAGTATGTAAATCTAATTTAGCAGTTGGCATTAATCCTGTACCAGTTGCATTTTGTACATCACTATCAGATGAATATAATAAACTATTTCTAATTGTTATATAATCATATAATGTTTTAGGAGTTATAGATTTTTGTGTATCAGTTGCAAGAGATACTTCAGCAGCAGTTGCAATTTGTACAAATCCCATAATTGTATCAGTTGCAAGATTATTAGTATTTTTTAATTTAGTACCTAATAAATCTTCAACCCTTACACAGGTAGTATATGGAATATTAAATGTTGACCCACCAGTTGGTGATGTAGTAATTGTACCACTTTTTACTTCATATACACTTCTATTAATACCATTTTTAAATAGTTTAATACCATCTGATTGATAAGAAATTACATCGTGAAAATAAAGAGTACCACTACCATTAGATCCTAATATATTATAAAATGCACTATTATAATATATTGCACCACCACTAATACTAGTTCCATTATAAACACATCCATATAATATTATAGGTACATAAACTGTATCAGATAATGCTCTCATTAACTGTATTGTAATTTCAGTATAACTTTCTTGTAAAAATTTTAAATCATTTTGTAAAAGTGGCATCCCACCAGTAAAACTTGTAAGTATTTTTTTCATATTTATATTTTTTTATAATTGTTGATAAGGATCTTGTATTACTATTGTTCCAGATGGTGTATAACTTTGAATACTATACTTAAATCCAGCTATTTTATATTTATTTATAACACTAATCATATAATTAATGTTTTGTGTTGAAAGAGTATTAGGATAATGTACTTTAAAATCTACAGTTGTAAATTCATTAGGTTCATCATTTTGAAATATATACATAGGTGGAGTATCATCACAATAAACAGGATATATATTTAACCCACTATTTTCCCATTCATCACCATATTGAAATAGATAAGCAAAATTAACATCATTACCATCTTCAATCCAAATTGATTGTGAATGATTAACAGGAAATGGTAATCCAAACTTAGTATTTAAAAAATGTTCTAATGAAATTACTTGTCCATTATGATTTATTTCAAATAAACTATTTACTCTATAATTAATAAAATCAGTATATAAATTTTTAATAGGTTTTATACAACTTATAATAAATTGATATAAATTATTAATACTTATATTATTGTTTTTATTAATAACAGGTAATAAATCTTCTGTTAATTTATTAAAATCTATAGTTATCATTTATTTTTAATATTTTTCTATATAAGTTATTGAACTACTTAATGGTGTACTAGGATCAATTATATTATATCCAGCAACTGAATTATAATAGTTGTCAAATAATACAAATGGTGCAGATAAACTACGTCCATAAGCACTTATTTTATTAACACCTTTAACTCCATTAACTGCTTGTATTCTATCTGTCAATATTGTTAAATTCAATTCAGAGTTAAACTCTACATTACTAATATAATCATTAATAGCAGTTTCTACATTACTTTTTACAGTGTCTATATTAACAATTGGATCATAATAAACTGTATAATTTAATATTAAATCATCTGGTAATAAATTATAAGTTAATATTTTTGTACCAGCAAATTTAGTTGCATTTATATAAGATTGTAATGCATCAAATTGAGGAACTGTTAATATATCGCTTGATTTACCTCTAATTTTAATAGTCAATAGTCTATCATTTTCAACAGCTGCACAATTTTTAATTATTTGCTTATTAACATCAATTAAAGCATATCCAGTTGCAAAAGTATCAGGGTCTATTATTAATACATCTTCATATTGAAACTTTTTAATCTTATCAACCCACCAACGTAATGTACCTGGTTCTGATGTTGATTTTATAGCTTCAATTTCAGTTTTAAATAAATCCCATAAACTTTCTAATGTAAATATACAAACAGATATAGTATAAAATACTAACTTCCAAATACTTACTTTGCTTGTAGTAGATAATGAAGTTAATAATTGTTGTTCTGTATTTAATGTAGTAGAACCATCTTCATTAAGTAACTTAGTATTTAATGTTGGTTGATTAATCTTTTCAGATATAATACTTTGATAAATTGTATCTATACTTCTTGCCATTGTTATATAATTTTATATTTAATTTGAAAATCCATCACTAAAACCAGATGAAAAATCACCTAATTCTGAGGTGAACGAATCTAATTTAGTTGTAACATACATATTTTTAGAATTATAAAAATTAGTATTTATATTTGTATTGTATTCACTATATATCTTATCAGATAATAGATTAAAATCATCATAATTAATATTATTTTCAACAAGAAATGGGATTAAATATTCTATTCCACCTTTATAAGTTAAAATAAAATCTATGATGTTTTGATCGGTATATTTTATTAGAGTTTCCATATTATTTTATAGCATCTATATTTATTTTATCACCATTATAACTAATTGAATTAATTTCAAATCCATCAGATTCTAATGCTTTACTTATTAAGTTTTTCACTTCTTGTGACCACTGTCCATTTAAAAATTTATTAATACCAACACCAAATGTAGGATATTGACGTAAATGTCCATAATTATTAAGACATATTAATTCAATTTCTTGATTATTACTATCTTCTATTATGAAATCACCATCATAAAAATCTAAATCATAATTAATATCTAATATTAAATCTTTCATAATTATTTTTGATTATTATTTCTAAAGTCTAATAAAACAGCAACTTTCATAAACGTATCATTTAATTTTGTAAATGCGTCTGTATTTAATGCTATAATATTTAACATACTTAATTCAGTAGATTTAAAATGATCTAAATAATTATTATATATAACTTCTCTATCTTTTTCTGCTTCATCTAATTTTCTACTCATTAAATCTAATTGTTCTTTATGTACTAAACGTTGTTCTTTTTGAGAATCAATTCCTTGTTTATATATAAAAACAACAGCACCCAGTAATATTAAACAGAATATACCTAAAACACTTTGTTCTAATGTAGTTTTACCTGGTATAATATCTGCTAATAACATTCCTAATATTTGTAATTGTAACATAACTTTTTATTTATTTTTTAAATTTTAATTTACTCTTCTTTTTACTGAAATATAAAATCCAGTTAATTGTAATGTTGCAGCATCATCTGAATTAAATAAAAGTTGTGCTGGATTATTTAATGTTCCAGTATTTCCAATATAAAATTGAATTGTTCTACTTACTTGATAAGAACCTACTGATTTAAAATATGATTGACTTAATGGTAAATCATATGGAGTACCTCCTATATCAAATCTAATTTTTGTACCAAATACTTGATTAACTGATGTAGTAGTTACTATACCATCTGTTCTTATAAATATTTCATCACCTAAAGCTAAGTCACTAAAATTAAATTGATTAGTTGTAGTATTCCATAATTCAGTAATTCCTAAAGGTTTATAAGTTTTTAATGTATAAATACCTGTTCCATCATTTAATACTTGTAAATCACCACTTGTATAGCTTTGTGTTGTACCTGAATGATTATAATCCATAAACCCATCTCTTTGTAATATTGTTAATGGATTTGATGCAGTTCCTTGTCCAGATAATGCTAACCCTGTGGTTGTTACACCCGATAAGAATCCGCCTTGTATTGCAACAGCTGTATTAGTAGTTCCACTTAATTTTGCAACTGAAAATATAAACCAATTTCCACCAGTATATCTAATAATTATTTTAGCAACTACATTAAATTCTGGAACTAAAAAAGATGTTTCACCATAATTAATAGATGCTGCTGTTAATGATTGAATAGTTGATAATGTAATGCTTTGTGTTTGTGGTTGTATAAATTGAAATCTGTATAATTGTGAATCTACATCAGTTGTTACAGGAGCAGCCATTACAAATATTGCAGCATAGGCATTACTACTCATTGGAGTTTGTACCCAATTAGTACCATTAAACTTATTATAATTAGGATTATTTCCAGTTAAAGATATGATTTCAGCACTATTTAAAGTATAATTTAATGTATTAACACCTGATAAAAATGTTGTTGTATAAATTCCATTAGTTAATGCAGGTAATATAGTAGATAAATCTTCATCTTTTAAAGTAGTTTCTGATATGATTGGTCTTCTATTAGTTGCAGTTGTTGAATTTAAAACATAACTTGTAAAATCAGCACCCCCAGTTCTATAACATCCTATTGTTTGATGTAATTCTAAATGTGTTTGCCAATCCATTAATCCGTGAGTTTCTCTACAAGCAAATAAAGATTTAGATATAAAAGCAATTTGTAACATATCTAATTTCCAAACTGAATTACTCCAGATGAAATTAGTACCGTTATAATAAAGATAATAATTATCTACTGCAATATTATGTGCAACAGATGTCCAACCAGATACTAAAGTAGATATTTTAGTACCTCTCCAATAAGCATCTATGGTTCCTGTTAATGTAATAGTTCTGTCTATTTTATTATAAGTAACTATAACATTTTCTGGATTATTAAATCCTGTTGGGTCTAGTGTAATTTCAAAATTAGAATTAATATGTGAATACCAATTTGGACTTTTAAATATTTCTAATCTATTAGTATCAGTATTATTAATTATAAAACCATTATCAACTACCAACAGATTTCTATTAGCAGTTGTATAACTTGGATATGGAATACTTTGTATATTACTCATTTGTTTTTATTTTTATTAATTTTAAGCTGTTGGACTTACAAATTGATAAGCATTTGTATTATCCATATATTTTAATAATACTGTACCATCTTGTCTTTTAAATATTTCACAATCATATGCACCATAAACGTGAGTTGCTAATGTGAAATCTAATGTGTTAATATTATTAGATATTGCATTATTATAAAAACCATCTTCTATTGTATTCCAATAAAATCTATCTCCTATTGTATTAGTATTAAAATCAGTTCCTATCGTATTTGCTTGAAAACCATTTTCTATTGCATTAGAATAAAACTCCCTTCCTATTTTATTACCATAAAAATCAATTCCTATTGTATTACTATTAAAATTATTGCTTACTATATTATTTTGAAATTCATTTTTTATTATATTCTTTTTAAAATTATTTCCTATTGTATTATTAGTAAAATAAGTTCCTATTATATTACCCTGAAAATTCCTTCCTATTATATTACCCTGAGAATTACTTCTTATTGTATTATTATAAAAATAATTTCCTACAATAGTAGAATTAAAGCAGCTATCATCAAAATAATTAGAATGACTAATATACTCTACATCTGCATCTGGTGTAAGATTAAATACTATATTATTATAATTAACAATAATTGCTATACTATAGAAAATAGAATCATAATCAATATTTCCTAAACTATATTGTTTATATCCTATTCCTGCTGTATTAAATGTATTATCTGTTATAATACCTGAACTGTTTGTTAATTCATTTGTTATTGTAAATGTATAATAATCATTATAATCTGTAATAGGTGTTATATTATTGATAATTAAATTAGTTGTTGTAATTCCACCGATATTAAATAAAGTGTTATCACTTGTCCAACTTTGAAATGGATTGGTTACAATATCAAGCCATAATTGCCAATTAACTGTATCTAAACTTGGGTCAGTTGTTCCACTTATATTTATTTTACAAACATATATATTACCATTTGAACTTTTTACTACATCACATACTAAATATGATGTACCACTTACCCAAGCAATTGCATCTACTTTCCATCTACGAAATTTAACATTTCGCCAATCATAATGAGTTGCTAATTCTCTAACAGTATCTTGTCTATAAGCAATCTTACCAGTTCGTGTTGTACCTCCTTCATATCTTTGTAAAACTGGTGACCAAATACCATCTTCACAAGAATTATCATCAAAATTATAATGGATTATATCATTAGGAAACAATTCAGATTGAACAACTGTATCAAATGTATTAAGTGATGTAGCAGTTAATATTAGTGGTTCAACAGTTCCTAACCAAATAGCTGTTGTATTTGGAATTAAATGTTTAGTTTGGTGGTCAGTAATTCTATATTTTTGACCAATAACTAAAAGATTAGTAGATTTTAAAGCTGCAAGATCTGAATATAATATATTAACATATAAATTAATATCTCCTGGTATTAATGTAACTATTTCATCTAAAGCAGTTTGAACATTTTCAGCAGTTAAACCAGATTCAGTTGGATCATATACAACATTAATAGCCAAAGCAGAATCACCAGTTAATTGATCTTCTAACCAAACAGCATTTCTACTAGAATCATCCATAAGGATATAGTATTTATCAGATTCAGTATTTAACCATTGGTCACCAACTTTAAATCCTATTAAAGAATCATCATTTACTGTTGGATTTGTATTTCTTATTTGTACACTCATTTTAGTTTATATTTTTATTAATTATATTTTTATTCAGTAGGCCATACAACTATTAAAACATCACTAGGATCCATATATCTTAATTTATATTCTAAATCACTATTAATAAATATTTCACAATCATATTCTTCATAAACATAATTTGCAGTATTAAAATTAAGACCATTTATTTTACTTTTAATTGTATTTTGTTGGAACACATCTTTAATTGTATTATATGCAAAATAATGTCCAATTTCATTAAATCTAAAATTAATACCTATATTATTATGATCGAAATAGTTACCTGTTATATTATTATAAAAGTTAAGATCTATATCATTATATTGGAATGAAGTACCTATTGTATTAGCAAAGAAATTGCCTCCAATAGTATTATGTGTAACAAACGAATTTATATTGTTATTATAAAAGTCATTTCCGATAGTATTATAACTAAAATTAGATTTTATATTATTAGTATTACATCCATTACCAATTATATTATGTTGAAAATTTAATCCAATATTATTATCAAAGAAAGTATCTCCGATTGTATTATTAAAACATCCATTAATATAATTAGCATAACAATATACACCAAATGTAGTATTATAGCCATCTAAAATTGTATTATAAAAACAATGATCACCAAATATAATATTATTATATGTTAATCCAATTGATTCTGATTTAGCTATATAATTATTATTACAATTAGCTCCAAAAGTTAATTTATCTACTGAACTTCTATCGAATACAACAGTTCTACTATCATAAAAAGTAGTATTGTTATATTCGTCAATTCTATATGTAATTTTACCGGGTCTTTCTAATATATTATCTTCACAAAGTATATTAGTTATATCATATTCAATATAATCTTTAGGATATTCAACTGAAACTACTTTATTATCAAAACTATAAGTTGAGATTGCAGTTAATATTAAAGATTCAGTTACAGATGCTTGTTTAAATACATTTGTAACAGGTTGAATATATTTAGTTCTATAATCACTAATTAAATATTTTTGTCCTTGGACTAATTCAGAATTTAACATTAAAGTTAATAATGATTGATGTGTTAATACAGTAAATGATTTTGTTAAATCTACTTTATTATCTACATATGATTTTGAAACCATTTCATTTGGATTTGTAAACGTTTTAGCATCGTTATAAGATACAATATCATTTACAACAGTTAATCCATTAATAAATGAAGTAGAATCAACTAAATCAGTAAATATTGCTCTAACTTTAGCAGGTGTAATATTTTTAGTAGTATTATCTGCTATGTTATCATTTATCTTAATTTTTAAATTTGCTTTTGTATATATGCTCATATTATATTATTTTATATTATTCAAATAAATTAATTATATTTGTTCTTAATTGGTTTAATGTTGAAATTGCATCTGGTGTTAAAGTTGCTGGAGCTGTATTTGTAAAAGATGTTAAAACTAAAGTATCTATAATATCAGTTAAAATAGTTTTTAATGTTAATATATCATTACCTATTTTAATTTTACCTTCTGTTGTAGTTATACTAATTCCAGTATTATCTAATAATATTTCAGTACCATTATTAATTCCTAATCTTATTTTATCTACATCTCTAATAATAAAAGCATCACCATTATCTCTATCTAATATTGAAAATGTTCCTTCTGATGTAGTTTTAACTGTATATTCTGTAACGTTTGAAGCAATTATACTCCTTTCGCCTTCATTATTTTTAATATTAAAACCAATTTTTGAAGTATTATCTGCATTAGCTGTTTCAATACGAATAAAATCAGAATTACTAATTAATGATACAAATGCATCTTCTTTTGATAAAAATGTAACTATAACATATGCACCAGATTTTGGTTTTGTATAACTACCACTCGAATCATCTGCATTTAATTTAACATCATATAATATAGTACCATCTTGTAATCTAATATTACATCTACTTTCAGGATAATCAACTGACATTTCAATAAAATTACCTATTTTAGAATATATTTCAATTTGCCTTGTTGTTAAATCTTGTAGTAAATCTTTAATATTCATATATAAAATGTGTTATTTACCTATTACACACCGATTAGTATATTAAATGCAAAAGTCAATTTTATTTTAATATTTGAACTATTTTTGTTTGTATTGCATTATATGCTGGTATATTTGAAATTGGTGAAATAACACCATTAGTATCTACAACAGTTAATCCTTTTATAATATTTATTAAATCATTTAAATATTTCTTTAAATTTTCATCTGTTGTTGTTATAGATTTTTCTATAAATAATTGATCTAATGCTTTTTTATATATTTTTACAACTTGCTTTTGAAATTCAGTACAAAAATCAAAATAAGCACTATATGGTACTGTATTAACTTGACCTTCAATGCCAATACTTAATGCTATTCTATCATCTTCTGTTAAATTATATCCATATAAAGCTAAAGTAGTTTCTAATTCAGTAATATATAAATTCTTAATAAAATTTTCATTACCCAAATTTAATTCTGTATATTCTAATATTGGTCTTAAATTTAAAAGTGTTGAATCATAATCATTATTTGATGATGGAAATATATTTCCACTTATTTCTTTACTTTTTATATAGTTTATAATATCTATACTTGCTAAATTTTCAAATATATCATCATAAAAAGTATTACCATTAAAATATTTTAATTTATTTTCATTAATCCAATTATAGTCAAAATAAAATTTACCTGATTCTGAACTTTCAGTATCAAGTGCCATTATATAATTTACATTTATAATAGTCTTATTAAATTCTTTTAACCCAGATTCTGTATTTATATAATTTTCAACATCTTTTAATGTGTTATAAGTTATTATAATATTTGCCTTTTTCTTTCTATAATCTTTAATCAACCAATCATAAGCAAGTCTTTTATTAGTTAATCCTTGATATTCTTCATATTTTAGATTGTTTGAATTTTTAACTATATTATCTATTGTTTTACTAATATCATCTATTGTAAATTCTAAAGTTCCAATACTATTATTATTTTTATCTATATCTATTGCTAATAGTCTATATGCAAAATCCATAAAATTTTCATTATAGATTGAAACAATGTCTGCATAAGATAATAATGAGTTATAATAATATAATCCAATATTTAATAAAACTAATTCTTTATTATATAATCTTTTTAATTCATTATATTTATCTTCACTTGATTCAACTTTTTTACCAATATAAATTTTTTGTGTATGACTATTAAATTCTATACCCTCTGGTATAATTTTTAAATCATCTATTGGTGTAGAAATCAATATATTACTAATATTTTCAACTACAAATTCTGTATTAGTTTCTGTTGTATCTTTTAATGTTACTATATCAGTTATCGTTTGTATTTTAAAACTATCACAATTATCAATAAATACACCATCAGTTAAATTAAAATTTATATTTTGTGCTTTCATATTAACATTAGACAAAGTTGAATATAAACTTACAAAAGCATTTTCTTTATCTAAAAATGAAACTATAACTAAACTATTTAAAGATGGTATTTTATATGTACCTGATTTACCAAACACTTCAATTCTAGGACCTAATCTCACATTAAGTATATAATTATTTTTATTTGGTGTATAAAAATTATAACCATTTGAATCTAAAGGTTCAACATCAATAGTTAATTGATATTCACTTATCGACCTAACTATACATAATTTACTATAATTTTCAGTAAATTGTTTAACACTATTATTTAATGCTGTTAATATACTCATATTAAGATATTTTTACGAAGTCACCTAATGTTACTGTTCTTTTTATTCCACTACCATTTGCATATTTAGTTTGAATAGTGTCTATATAAAATTCATATACAATTGATGATGACACATTTGAATTTTTAGTTAATTTAATAATATCACCAGTTCTAAAATATGGTTCACCAAATGTATCAAATGTACCTGATAATGAATTAAAATTAACTTGTTTTAATCTTTCTACTGCTCTATTAGTACATTCTATTATACTTAATCCTGGTATATTTAATTCTATTTTATTATCTTTTTCTTTAGCAATGTCATATTTAGGATTGGTTGCATTTTCACTTGTATTAATTACTACTCCATTTGGATTTTCTGAATCACTAAATACACTAATTACAGTATTATCACCTTGTTTTGATGTAACAACAACATAAGTATTATTATAATCATTTGTTACATTATTTAACTTAGGTGTTAATACAATATTTTTTAATTTATTATATGGAAACTGAAATTCAAAATTATTAGATGTATAATTATTTGAAACTGGATATTTTAATCCCATATAAAATATAGGTTTATTATTTTCTATACGGAAATAAGCATAAAATGAATAACTTTCTTTTATCATTTGTATAATTTCAGATACATTCATTAAATTAATACCTTTTATCTTTTGAAATGTAAAGTCTATTATTTCAATTTGATTATCTGGTAATTTTGTTGTACTAATACCAGAATCTCTAATTGCATTTACTATAAAACTCTTTAATGTATAATTCTTTTCGCTATAATTAACTCTTTTACTATATTTAAATAAATACATACTATCTTCACATTTTAATATGATATTAGTATCATTTTCTTTAATAGATTCAATATATCCAATAAATTTAATAGGTTCATTAGTAAAATTAGTTATATTATATCCATATTTAATTTCTACTCTTGAACCAACAAATAATCTATAATTATTAGTATCATAATTATATCCAAATTCTATAACTTTATTTGAATTTAATTCTATTATTGCATCTGGTTTTGGTAATATAATTTCACATAAATCAGTAAGATTATCTATTTTATTTTCAATACTGAATCCAACAACTTTATTAATAATAGTAGATGGTATTAATTCATATTCACCTTTTGTTATAGAGGTAGTTACAACCTTTTTACCATTTACAACTTTTGTAATAGGATCTACTTCTTCATAATATTTATTATAAACACTTATTTCGCAATTTAAACTAAATACCATAACTTTTTTAATTTATTTTAGGTTTGAATATACTATTTTGATCATCTATTAATACAGACGTTAAATTTATTTCTATTGCTGTTATATTTGTATATTCACTTGATTGATTTATTTTATGATCATTTAATACAACTGTTTTAACTTTAAACAAATCATTTAAATAAGGATTATTAATATTTAAATAAGTTTTAATAGATGATATTTTATTAAGGTCTTTTATACCATCAAAGTCATATTTCCAAACTGAATCGCCAGCTAATATTCCAACTATATTTATTTTATAACTACAATTATCAACAATTTCAAATATTGAACTATCTAATCCTTGTACTTTAGTTTCAATTATTTCTCTATTCCTATCTACTGTTATAATTGGATTTTCTATTATAAATCTATTAATATTATTATCTCTTAATACTACATATCTATCACCAATTGGAGTATTAAAATTTAAAAATCCACTTGTTGTAGTATTATCAATATAATTCTCAGGATGTAATATATCATCTTGTGCATCTTCTGTAATAAATCTTAATGCTCTTGAACCAGCTTCTCTACTAAAATTAAATAATTTATTAGCAGTTTCTTCGTTTTTACTTGTAAATCTTTCTACTCCGTTTGGCATAATTTATTTTTTTAATTTTATATTAGTTGCATCTGTTAAAGCTTTAATTAATGCTGTTTCAACTATATTACTTATTTCTGTTGATGATTCTGTTATATTTTGTGTAGTTATAACTATTCCACCAGAATCTATTACTTTATTTATAGATAATGTAACATTTGTTATACTTCTATCAGTTTTTAAATTAGTATCTGAACCAGTTAATCCTGCATCTTTTGTAATATTATTTATTTTATCTTCCTTATCTTTCTTATCTCTAATTTTAATTTCTTCTGCTGTTAATATAGGAGAATCTGCACCTTTTTTTGGTTTAGTCAATCCTGGTATATTAAGATTAGATAATATATCACCAGCAGATGTTCCTGGTTCATAAGCATTTCTATTTTTATTATCATTATTTACTTTTTTATCTGGTTCTGGAGAATCATATGTAATCATTTCAATAAATAAGTCATATATATCACTCATCCATTTAAATGCATCCATTATACCATTTTTTAAAGCTGTTACAAAATCTCCAACACTTGAAATTATTTTTTTAACCACTTCAAAATGTGTAACCCATTTAACCCAGGTAACATATAATGTAACTAAAACATCTATTATACTAGTAAATATTTTTAATGTTATCCATATTGGAGCTGTTAATATTTTACCTAAAACAATTAAAGTATTAAATACACCAGCAATAAACGAAACTTTATCACCAACTGCTCCAAATATACTAAATAATTTACCAACTGAATTTAAAATACTAAATATTGGTTCTAAAGTAAACATAAGTTGTTCTTTCCAAATACTAAAATTAGCACCAATTGCTAATACCCAATCTTTAATTTCTATAAATACAGGGACAGCATTTGTTTTAATCCAATTAAAAGCAATAGTAGCATTAGCAATTATAGCATTAAAATCTATATTTTTCATTAAATAATCCATTGAATCTGATAAAATAGAAACAACACCTTTAAAAGCAGGCATTAATTTCATACCTATTTGTCCAAAAATAGATTCTAATTTAGATGAAAATGTACTCCATAATCCTGCTAATGATTTTGATTGTGATTCCATTGCTTTATAAAACATTCCACCTTCAGATGTTACTTTTTGAAATGCTTTAGTTACTTCATTAGCTGAAATACCACCTTTTTCCATACGTTTGGTTAATTTCAACATAGATTCACCAGTTGTTTCTGATATTACTTTTAATGGATTAAACCCAGTTTCAACCATTTGTAAAACCTCTTGCCCCATTAATCTACCTTTAGCCATTGTTTGCCCATATGCAAGATTTAATCTGTCAAATTTATCTTTATTACCAAGTGAAACATCTCCCAACATTCTTTGTGTTGGTATAATGCTTTCTAATGTTATACCATATGCAAGTAATGTTTTAGCACTATTATTAAGATCAGAGGTTGTTAATGGGGTTTGTGCTTCTAATTTTTTAATATCAGCCATCAAAGTTTTAGCTTTTTCAGCGGATTGAAGCATTGTTGTAAAAGCAATTTGATTTTGTTCTAAATCAGCAGTTGTAGATATAATATTTTTACCTAATATTGCAATTCCTGCTCCAGCTACTGCAATACCACCTAATGCTAATCCACCAATCATTCCACCAGCTCCACCTAATCCACCAGCAATAGTTGAACCTGCTCCACCAGATTTACCAGTAGCTCCAGTACTTCCAACTCCACTTAATTTAGATTTTGATTTAGATGCTTTATTATTAATAGAACTTAATTTATTATCTACTTTATTAAGACTGTTTAATAATCCATCAAATTTAACATTGGATATTTTAAGCATATCCTTACCTAATTTTAATACAACATTATCTAACTTTTGAGTAAGTTTAATAATATTATTAAGTTTAGATGATATAAGGTCATTTAATGTAGCAGTTACTTGTATATTATTCATTTTTATTTAATATATTATTTATGAATGTTTTTCTATCTTGCACTGGATTTGAATATTTAGTTTCTGATTTATCACCAGGGTTTTCTTGTTCTAAAATCCACTGTAATTGACTATACAAGTCTGCCCAAGAATCATCTGTTAAATTATTTAATTCTTCAGTCGATATATGAAAATATCTTCTGAGTGCAGCATATGATTTACGTATTATATCAGAGTCTTTATTTGCTGATATTTTATATAAATCTAATTTTTTTTTAAAGTGGCACTTCTTACAGATACTACTTTTTCTAATAATGGCATTAATGATAATATATAATCATCATTTGTTTTAATATCTTCATCACCTTCTACCCAGCAAGTGTTTAATAATAAACCAATTGCACTTACTGAATCCTTTTCCATTGTATTAAATAAAGATGATAATTCAGCAATTCTAGGTTTTCTAATAATACAACTTTTATTATCAATTATAACTTTATATTTATTATCTTCTAATACAAATTCAACTGGATAATTTTCTAATATTTGGTCAACTGTTGAAATTACAGATAGAAATAAATCACTATCTTCTTTAATTTCTTCATCACCACCTAACCAGCAATCTGTTAATAATAAATATAATGCTGATATTTTATCTACTTGCATTAAACTTACAACCTTAGACAATATATTTTTTGTTGGTTTTCTTAAAAAGCAAATATATTCTGATTCAATTTCTATTGTGAAATATTTAATAGATTGTTCATCTAATTTATCAGTTAATATTTTATATTTTTGTTCTTCTTTTTTCATTTTGATTGGTTTTTTATTTATCTATTGAATGCTGTAAAGTTTTTTAAACTTATTTTATTTCTTCTATTTTGATCTATAATTGAAATTGGTTTCCATACAATATGTGTTGCAATTAATGAAAATGTAGTTTCTATATTCATATCACCTTGATTAACACTGAATCCATTATTAGTAAATTGACAATTTTTAACTACAAAAGTTTTAGGTAGTTTATTAGTTACTAATCTTGCTAATTCTTGATCTGCTAAACCTTGATAACTAAATATACTAATAGGATTTACACTAAATACATCTGTAAGCATCATAGTAATAATTATATCAAATGGTGGTAAATTAGACAATATACCATTAATTGCAACATTTTGTAATGCAAATATTTCATCAGCATTTAAAGTAATTGAAACATTTGATTCTATATGTCCATATCCTCTGTGTGTTACATAAGGACCTGTACCATATAAATTATCAGTAGTCATTTTATCTTCTAAACTAATATTACTAATTCCTATGATAGGAACTCCTTGAATAAATAATTCAATAGTTCCCCAATCATAAGCTTTTCCATTTAATATAATACCTCTATCGTGTACCATTTATATGTTTTATTTTGTAATTATGCTATTAACGAGTTAAGGTATTTGATGGTCTTGATGGTCTTGGTAATACTTCAGTTCCATAAATTATTCTAGTTGGATTCAAATTTAATTCAATTTCTAATCCCATATCATTTTGAGTTGCTTCAAAATAAGTAGAATCAATTGAACATCCTTGAATAACATCTGTAACAACAGCTGTTGTAGAATTTCCTGGTTTGTAAACTACATTAATATCAAAAGCATCTAAGTTTTGAACTTTATTATTTACTGCTAAATTTATTAATTTTCGCATTTGAAATAAAGAAATAGTCATATTTGCTTTTACATCTACATTTCCTTGACCTTTAGAAACTGGATAACTACCTGCACCATAATTCTTTTTACTTTCTCTTGTTTCACCATAATTTAATTTTGATATTTCTACAATAAAAGTATTTCCTAAAGATCCAGGAGCATTATCACCCCATTGAAACTCAATTGAACTCCAGTCGTAGCATATACCATTAATTTGTGGATTGTTATTATCTAAAATCATAATTGTTTTATTTTTTTAATGTGTTAAAATATATGTACTATTTGAAGATGGATATATTTGAACAAAATTAGTATATTCAAAATCATATACTGAATGTCCTAAAACTAAATCATCTGATTCAACAGTAATTGTAGCTATTCCAAATCCTTGTTCCCAAGTTTGTGTTTCTTCTCTTGTTACAAGTAAACTAATTATAGATGTTGAAGTTGTTAATTTACCCCAACCTGCTAATGTTATTAAACTGTATTTTGCAAAAATAGTACCTTTGTTTGATAATGTTACTAAAATATTAGTAACTGCTGGAACACTTACATCAATTGGTAATCCAGTTTCATCACTGATAACTGGAATTTCCATTGACAAAGATTCACCTTTTCTAATTATATATTTTGGATTATTCATATTATAAATTATTCTTTTTATTTAATGTTTTAATCATACTTTGTTTAATTTTTTCATTATGTTCAATTGAATGTTTTTTTCCTAATTTAGCATTACTAATATTCTTTTTTGTTTCATCTGAACATTTTTTTCCTTTTTTATTTGTATTACCTTTTAAACTTTCGCTTATTTGTTTTTTTGTATAATCACTTAAAAAAGTTTTATCATCCAAACTATATTTTAAATTATATCCTATAGGAACTAATGTATTTAATTCTATGATATATTTAGCTTCATTACGTTTTAATTCTATATTATCTACATTATCTTCTAATAAAATCCATTTAAACATATCTATACCATATTTTCTAAGTGCTTTATGAAATAAATCTTTACATTTATTACTTTTATGTTCGTGCTCATATCTTCTTATTTCTAATGATTTAGATGTTTCGCCTATATATTTTTTATTATTAATAATATTTATTACTAAATAAATTTGTCCCATTTTATATATTTAATTTATAATGATACAACATAGCCAATAGTCACTTCAATTTGTCTAGCTGTTCCATAAGGAATAACTCGTATAACTATTTGTAATTTACTGGTTACTAATATATTTTGATTTGAATCAATTTCAACAACACCTGCTGATAATTCACCCGCTCCAATCATTTTATCAATATAATTATTAGTTATACTTTTAAAGAATTCGATTGTTGAACTTGCAATTTGACCAGTTGAAGATATTTTAATTGGACTATTAAGATAAGGTAACAATTTAGTTCTTACACCTCTTATTGCTTTATCGATAGTTCTAACTTCAGTTATATAAGCGTAATCAGAAATAGTTTTATCTGCTGTATGATTATCATTAAGATAAGTTCCTGATATTCCAACGTGTTTTTTCAAGAATAAATATCCTAAAGCATTAATTTGATTTAATACAGATGTACTTAAACTTGAAACTAATGTACCATTTCCAAATGCTGGAACTTCTAATTCTCCACCAGATGCTATATTGAATTTTAAAATCCAAGCAATAGATTCTTGAACCATTGCATTAGATAACAAACCTAATGTTGCACCAACTGCTGGAATACTTGTTCCTTCAGATGTATATAAAGTTGACCCAACTCCTGCACCATCTTGAGCAATTACAACAGATACATTTGGTGATACTGTTGATAAAGTTTTTAAAGATGCTAAAGTAGTTAAATCAGATGTTGCTTTAATATTTGAACCATAAATAAAAGATGCTGGCATATGTTCAGTTGTACACAAAGTTGCTATTGCTTGAACTTTTTCAACATCACCAGATGCATAAATATTTTTAGTATTATAAACACCAAATTGTCTAATTTCACCCTGTGCAAATATTTGCATTAGATATGCTTCATTAAAAGTTAAAGCAACAGGAGTAGATTCTTTTACTGTATCATTAAATAGACCAACATATAAATCAGCATTACCAGTAATTCTGAAATATTCTGAAACTTGATACCAATATTCTTTTGTAAGTGCATTTGTAGATGTTATTCCTATCTTTTCAAAATCTGATAAACGGTTAAATTTTATAATACGATTAGTAGCAGTAAAAGTTGTTACACCATTAGTTGTAAAAGTAGTATTATCTTTAAATTTTGCATCATAAAATGCTATACCAGAAATATAATCTTGTTCAGGACTTGTTCTACCTAATCCACCTTCGGATTTTATAAAAATTACGTCGTTCATTATATTTTATATTTTTTAAATTATTTGTAAAAAAGTGTGGGAGATTTTAACCTCCCCACACATCAACCAATCAAAAAAGAATGGTTATTTTATTCTAAGCTGCTGTTTCAATAATAGTTACAACGCCATATTCATCAGAACGAGATTTACTTGCACCTGATAAAATTTCTGCTGACATAACTGTACCATAATAAATAGGATCTTCATTAGAATATCTAAATGTGAATCCGCCATTTCCAGAATCACCTGTTGCTTTTCTAACGAAATCTGGATGCCAACAAATTGCACCTAAATTAGTTGTAGCTGCATAAGCAACTGAAGGATCTTGTTTTACAGGAGTAGCTGCATTGTTATATTTTGCAACAGTTGATCTCATATAAACATCAAATCCACAAAGTCTACCAATAAAACCATTAACTACTACACCATTTAAAATTGGTAATGATCCACCAGATAAATCTGTTTTAATCAAGTTTTGAATATCTTCATAAAGATAAGCATCAACTAACATTTTACGTCCTTCCATTGGAATATTTTGAACGTTTAAAATAGAAGCTGCTCTCAATACATCTGTATAAGCGATTGCTTTTCTATTACCAGTTTGTGTTGGATGTGAAGCAAGTCGAGTTGTACCAGTTGTACGTACTTGAGAAGTTGCAACTGTATTAGCCCATTCATAAGCTACCCAATTGTAAACACCGTCAGTAAGTTGGCCTCTCATTCCTACTAAGATAGAATCCATTTTACCATAAGATAATTGCAATGCTTCTGCATTTCTTAAAGAGATAGGATCACTTGTATAAGAATGCAATACATAACTTAACATTGTATCAGTTCTGCTTGAAATAGTTGCTGGGAATATTGATCTATCTCGAACCATAGCAGGAAGTGAACCAGCTTGAGGTAAGTGTAATGCACCATTTTCAATAAAAGCTGAATCATTAACTGAGAAAGCGAAAGCGTTGTTATCTTGAAATAATTGATTTTCAATTCTACTAATCCATATTTCAGGAGTTATATTTGTACTAATTGCCATTTTATTTTATTTTTTTTAATTATTATTTTTAAATTCTGTTATTTACCTATTACACACTAATAAATATGTAAAATGCTAATTAACAATTAACCTTTATATTCTGTATTAAATTTTGCTTTAAATAATTGATCAAATAATGGTTTATTATTTAATTTTATAGTTTCTAATTCTTTTGATGCATTTTTAGCATACCAATCATAATCTTTTTTAACTTCTGTATTATCAACATCTTTAGAAAAATCAGAAAGTTTAATTGATGGAACTTTAACTATTTCAATTGATTCAAAAATTTGTTCTAAAGTTTCTAAATTATTATCAGCTAATTTTAAATATAATTCTTTAGATGATTCTTTTATTTTACCAGATTTAATTGCTTCTGATATACACAATTCAATTTTATTAACTTTATTTTGATTTAATTGAAGTTCTAATGATTTTACCCGTTCAGTCAATGTCAAATATTCTGGGAAATCTGTTATAACTTTTTTACTTTCTTTCATTAAATCTCCAACAGTAAGTATAATTTTAGTAAATTCATTATCATTTTCAGATAATTCAATATTTAATACTTTTACAAGTCTTTCAGATAATGTTAAAGCATCTGTAAGTTCAACTTTTTTACCTTTTTTATTCGGTTCAATAATTGGTTCAGTAACCTCTAATACTGGTTCAACAATTGGTTCGGTAACCTCTAATACTGGTTCAACTACTACATTTTCCATAATTTCTTTCATTATTTTAGATTCTGGGTGATTTGTAAATACACCTAATTTTATTTGATTTTTAATTTCTTCTATATCAGTTAATCCATTATAAGATAATGATATTGATATTTGATTATTAACTTTTTTAGCTTTTTTATTAGCTGGTAATGCTGTTATAGATACTTCTTTCAATAAACATTTAGTAACAATCATTTCTTCAGTTGCTTCATCTATTGTAGCTTCTAATATTTGAGCACCAATTGAAGTTCCTAATACATAACCTTTATTAATTTTATTCATTAAAGTTAATACTTCATCATCATCAGTATCAAATTCAGCTTCACCTGTTAATATTTCTTTACCATTTGAATCAAATTCATATTGTAGATTAATCCATTTACCCAATACTTCATCAACTTCGTGATTACCAAGCATTAATGGGTTTTCATTAAATTCGCTTAAATCTATACCTTTTGTTAAAACTGTATAACCGTAAGCATTTTTGTCTTCTGTGTTTAAGATAAATTTATCCATTTTTATTATTATTTTTATATTATTTCTATTGTTGTTTCTATGTCTGTTAAATTTGTTGTTGTATATACTGGATAAGCAGATGCATCAGCAAATTTACATATAAAAGATGTTTTTGTTATTTTAACTGAATTATATCCTTTAATTAATTCTATACCATTTCTATGTAAAGTTCCAATTTCAAATTGAGTAGATTTAATATCATCTGGAATATCATTATTACATTTATTTTCAATATATTTAAAAACTCTATCTAATAAAAGTAAATGTTCTAAAGATTTATTATATTGACTATCATTAGCTCTTATTCCAGTCATAAATTCAGTTGCTAAATATAAATTAATTCTAATATCTAACTTTTGTAATTTTTGTGTATGTTGATAAATATCTAATGGTTCAATTTCTATTAATATAGATGGATATGGAATTGGATCACTTTCATCTAAATTATCATATTGATTGTTATATAAGTCAATATGTTTAATGTCAGGCATTTCTGAATTTATTAAATAGACTAAAAATTGGTATATATATGAAAACATATTATTTAATTATTTTATTTATTAATACTATTACAATATCTATTATTTTATTATTATCATCTATCATAAATTTACGAACTGGTAATTTATCAGTTCCATATTGATGATATTGTCCATATTTTACATTATTATATAAAGTTGATGAATTATTTGTATAAGATGACTTAATTCCTTTTTTCATATCACCAGTATCTATTAAAGTTGCTTTTGAACCATCTACTTTTGGTGCCCAATTATTATTGATAAAAGTATTATTAGATTCTTTAACCAATTCTTTAGATAAATCTCTTGGTAATTTATTTAATTGTCTAATCATCCTATTTAAATTATTTTGAAATTTCTTTGATTGTATTTTCATAAACTTCTTTTAAATTATTTAAATATTCTGCTGGTATTGTTTCCTCATTTATATAACAAAGGTTAATATTTTGTTTTATATCATTATATAATTGTTGTTTTTGTTCATCTGTTATAGATGTTATATTTTTATATAACAAAGTTGCTATTAATAATCTTCGTATAAATTGTTTAGATCCAAAATCAATTTGTTTTGTATATGTTTGTTTATATAATCTATATAATCCTTGTACACCAGTTAATCCTATATACTGACCAGTTTTATCTATTTTACCAGCTTTTGTTTTAATTATTCCATTAATATTATATACAGGCTTACCTATTACTATTTGTTTAAATAAATTAAACTCTGGATTTACTATATTAATTTTTGAATTATTAAATATGTTTTGCAAAGATATAGATATTTTATTTGTTATCTTTTTACGTTTTATTAATTCATTTAATAATAATGCTGCATAAATATTTCCATTACCTTTAGATTTACCTGCTATATCAACCGAACTGGGGTCTAAATAATCATATTTAATATTGATATAGTTTAATCTTGATAATAAAAATTGTCTATAATCTTGGTCAGATGTTATGATTATATTTGAATATCCTATTTTATTAGATTCTTTACAAATATAATATATCATATCATCTGCTTCTAAAAATGGTACTGTTATAACTTTAACTGATTTATATTTTTCTTGTATTTTAATTATAAATTCATCAAATTGTTTATATACTAACTTCCAATCTATAGATTTATCTTTTAATCTGTTATCTTTATATTTTGAATAGATATTATATCTGAAATTATTATTTTTATCATCATATGCAATTATAAAATTAGCATCTGTAAATTTATTATATAATTTGTCAAATTCAGTCATCATATATATTAATAGATTATCTATGTTAGCACCTCTACTTGTCAAATAGTAAAGATTCTTGTACATAAAAAAGTAACCATCTATTAAAATATTTAATTTCATATTATTCTGTTAAATCTAATGTTATGTCTGAAAATGTAACTCCATATCTAGTAGTAAGATAATCTTTATCTAATGGATACATAGTATTAAGTTTTTCATCTATTAATATTTGTGCTTCTTTAGATAGTTTATCAGTTCTATCAAAATTAAAACAAATATTATTAGGTAATATATTTAATTTTTGAAGTTTTGGTATTACTACATCATTTATTATAAATTCTATATTTCTAAGATCAGCTGATATTTCAATTTCTGATTGTTCTGAGTGTACTTCTGATTGACTTCTACTTGATCCATTTGTATTTAACATTGTAACACCTAAAAATAATTTAGATATTTCATTATCAATCATCTGGATTAATTTATCATACACATTAAATGCATCAGCTTTTTTATTTTCTATAAATTCAATAGATTCTTTTGAATCAATTACACCATAAGCAGATTTACCCAAATCTCTAACAAAGTTAAATAGTCGTTGTCTATCTTCTGGAACATTAGATTCAGTCTTAGCTATTCTAATTGGCATTCCAAATATTTCTGCATATTCAGACCAAGCTGCCATTGCACTTCGTTTCCATAAAATTAATGGTGCTGCATTTGATAATATTCCTAAATCTTTTCTATCATAAAATAATTCAATTAACCAATCTGATAATTCAGAATTATCTAAATAAGATATAGTTGAAAATTGATTATTAACATCTTTCATATATTCAGCAGTTTCAGGAATTACATTTACTCTTGGAATCAAACTTACTGCTGTTATATTATTATTAAATACAGATTCTATTTGAAGTAATGAATGTCCATAAAACATACTATCTACTAAAGTTTCAATTATTTTATAAAAGTATTTTTTATTAATAATTTTAGAAAGTGTAGTATTAATTTCTTGATTTTCATCATAAATATAAAATGTATATTCTAATATCTTTTTACGTTTTAAATCCATTACAGATTTAAGATGACCATCTAATATAATTTCATTATACACTCTATATAATTGTCTTCTATCTGGTTTAGTACCTTCAACTTGTTCTGCTTGTTTTAAAGCATTTCTAAAAGATTGAATAGATTCTCTGATACGATAATTATTTTTTTCTACTATTTCAGAGGTTATCTTTTTATTAGGTTGTTTACCAAAATATTTATCTATAATATTCATATAATTTTATTTTTTTAATATGTTAAATCATTATTTAACTTTGGTGAATATCCAAATAAAGATTCTGAACTTCTACTAAATGGTATTTCATTTTGTGGAATTGGTGGAGTTATTTTACCAGATGCTACTTGCATTAAATATCCAATTGCATCTTTATATAATTGTTCTCTAATTATAGGTATTGATGTTGGTGTAAGTCTATTATGTAAATAATAAAGTATAATATTAATTACAATATTTTTAATAAAAGGATTTCTATCTGTTCCTGTTTTACTAAATAATTCAGTTGTATTATATTTATGACCAATCAATGCATCTATTTCAGATTTAGCTAATTCTTCTAATTCATCTAATAATAAATTATTATCTTGTGTTAAATCATTTAATAAATTAGATTTAATTAATACTTCTATTTCAGATTTTAATATAAATTTCATATATATAGTTTTTTTAATAATGATTATATTGCAAAGATTCTCTACTTCCAGTCATTGGTTCAAATCTTGATTTTCTAATTGATAAATTTAATTTAACATATGCTGATTGAAGTGCATCAGGACCATCATCGTGTTTATTTGTTGGAAATGTTATAATTTGATTATAAAATTCTTTATAGTCTAAACTATACATAATTAGATTATTAATAAATATTTTACCATTTTCAAATATTACTGACATAGATTCAATTCTAGCAATTTTATTTTCTTTTTTATCTTTATCTTGTCTAATTGGTAGTGCAAATCCTTTTTCTATTGCTATTTTATCAAATTCAAGTTGATGTATATCTTGATTAAAATTTGCTTCAATATACATATTATATGCTGAGTTTAATAATTTATCATTTAATTCATAAAGATATTCAATAACATCTCTCATAGTACATTGTTTTAAAAATATATCTATTATATGATATTCATTATTTATATATCCTAATGTTATAGCAGATTTATAATCAGCTCCTTTTTTATAAGATGGATCAATATATGTTACAATATATTCATAATCTTTATAATTATTAATTGGTTTAAAATTTAACCATTCTTCTTTAAATACTGAACCAATAATAACTGGAGTATTCATATATTCTCTTAACCAATTAACTTCACCTATTTTAGATTTAATATTTAATAAGTCATTAGTTGAATATCTTTCTTCCCAATTAGATTCACCATTTTCATTTATAGCATTTACTTTTATATGTTTTATTCCTTCTACTTTTGAATACAAGTCTAAAATTGAAATTGGTGCAAATCTATTACCAACAAATAAAAGTTTATATTTTGTTAATTCCATTGACGAAACAACAGATTGCATTAACCAATCAAATTGATATTTTATAATTTCTTTATTTCTACAGTCTTTATCTGTATCTATATCATCAATTACAACATAATCAGGTCTATATGATTTATATCTTAAACCTCTGACTGATTGACCTTTTCCTGTTGCAGTAAATTTACATTCAAAATTATTTACAGTAAATTCACCCTTTGACCAGCTCCCATCACTTTTAAATATTCCAAAATCATCTATTAACTTTTGATTAGTTTCTAATTCAGCCTGTATATTGATTAACATTTTAATAGCAGATTTTTCTGTTGATGAAACTAATAATACTAAATGTATTTCTTTTCTAAGCATAAACCATATTGGTAAGAATAAACTAAACACAACGGTTTTCCCTGCCCCTCTGAAAAACTCAGCTAATATTTCAATCTTTTTACTTTTTAACTCTTCAACTAATTCTAAATGATGTTTAGCTAATGGTATTAAATTACCATCTTCATTTGTTATAAAATGTGTAAAATATGTATTAACAAAATATTGAAAATCAGATAAAGATTTATTAATTCTATCTTTAGAATTTTCATCTAATAAAATATTATTATTTATCTTAGAATGTTTTAATAACATACTTTGATAATAATTTTCTCTATCTAATGTATAATATTTATCTTTTTTAACCATTAATTACTGTTTTTTCAATACTTTTTAAAATATCTAATACTTTTTTATAACTTTCGGGTTCTATATCAGATTCTAATAGTCTTTCTATTATATTATCTATTATTGATTTTTTAATTTCTGAAATATTACTGTTAAAATTTATATACATATTGTCAAGTACATATTTAATAGCTAAATAATATCCATCTTTTACTTTTGTTAATAGTTGTTGTTTAGATTCTGATATTAATTCTTGTGTAAATTCAGATTCTATATCTTTTGATCTTTCATTATATAATTCATTAAAAGCTTTATCTTCAGATATCCACCTTTTAAATGTACTGTAAGAAATTTTATTATCCTTACATAATTGCATAATAGTAGTATTTCTATCTATTGATGCAATTATATTTTTTAATATATTTTCCTTAATTGTAGAATTATTCATATTTTTTTTTAGCTTTATACCTATTACACACAGAATTAGATATAAAATGCTATTACGTTATTTTAAACAAAGGTTTTAATCGTTTTCGCATAGTCATCTGAGTTATATTATATTTTTTAGCTAATTCTTTTTGTGAATATTTATTATATATAAAATCATATCCTAATTGTTTATCATTTTCATTATTAAATACTTCATCTACTAATTCACTTATTAATTCATCATAATTTATATCATCTATTGGAAAATCTAAATCTATAAAACTATTACCATATCTATTTTCAGTTCTCATACAGTTTATAAATGTATTTTTAACAATAGTATATATTAGATTTATAATTTTATATGAAGTGTCTATTTTATTTAATATTAGATAAAATTTATATACAGATTCATTAGCAATTTCATCTCTTATATCTTCTTGTAATTTTGGTTTAATTTTACGTAATATTAAATTAAATTCAAATATAAGTATATCTCTTATATAGATTAAATATTGTTGTTTTGGCTCTATCTTATATAATTCTATATATTTTATTAATAATTCACATTTTTTTTTACTTTCCATTTTTTTTCTTTTTTATAGATAGATAATAACTTTTTAATATAACCATTAATAGTTTTATTTCTTCTTTTCTCATAATTAATTATAATTTATATATTTGCTTCTTTTTAAAGTAATATGATTTATAGTATCCTTTAAAGATTCAATTTCTTTATCTTTAAGTTGTATCACATTTTTTAAAAACTCTATTTCAGTTTGATAATAGATCCTTGTTGAAACCAATCCTTCAAAATCAATTGGACTATCATCTAATTCATCTGCATTGTTAAAAATTTCATCCATATTATTCATTGTTAAAAATATTTTATTTTGAAAAATAGAAGGAGATTTTAACCTCCTTCATTAAATATATATAATAAAAAAACAAACTTAAACTTTATAAGGTTTACAAAATATTGCTTGGGCTAATGTTAAAAACCAACAATCTTTTAATACCTTTTCACCATAATGATTAAATCCAGGTGTACTAGTTTTATTCATTAACTTTTTACCTCTACTAACATCAGATTTACTAAAAACTGTATTTAAATTCCAAATAGCTAATACCCCATCATTAAAATAATTTATATAATAGATATTACTTTTTTTATTATCTTTATTAGTTTCTTTTTGCTTTTTAATTAATGATTCTAATTTATCATTTTCTAATATCCAATCAGGATAATCTGTATGTTTATTATTTCTAGTTTTTAATTCTCCGAGTATAATTTCATCTTGACGTTCTATAAACAAGTCATTAATATCAAATTCACCTGTTAAATATTCTTTTGATTTAAATAGTTTAGTAAGAATCTTTTCTTCTAATATTTTATTTTGTTCTTTTGTCATATTATTTATTTTTTTTATTTAATTCTAATTGTATTCTGTCTGATACATCTTTTCTTCTAATATTAAAATATCTTCTTAATATACTTCCATATGCACCTATATTCTTTTTATCTTTTTTTACAAAGGCATCAATATATGATGTGATAAATATTTCCTTTTGTTCTTCAAAATTATCCATAGTTTATTTTATTTTATATATATTATATATTTATATGAATTATTTTTTTTATATTTTTAGTCTTTTGTAAATAGTTGGGTTTCAAATTGGTGCGAAATATAAAAAAATATGAGTTTTTAAAAATTACTTTTGGTGGATTATTTTTAACTTTTTTACAAACTTTTTTAAATTAAAATCGTTTAATTATAGTAACTTTTTATTTATTGATATAAACCTTGAAGTTTTTACTTTGGGGTTTACTTTTATAAAAAATGACGTGATTTGAGTGTAAAGAATATAGTACTTTATATAACTAATTGATAGTTAATAAATTATAAAGCTAAAAAGTTGTAAAAAGTTAAAAACGATTAAATATATAATATATATAAATAAAAATAACAAAATGACAGTCAATGATTTTATCAAAGCAAATCCACAATTTAAAAAATATAAATGTGGATATATTTTAAAAAGTAATAATGAAAAGATTTATTATAGAACAGTTAAAGATAATAAATTACATATAAATCTTAAATATTATATAATGGATGTTAATACAGATGAAGTAGTTAATAGTGGAGCTACTTATTATGAATACAATACAAATGAAATAATTATAGAAACCCCAATTATTAAAAAAGATTTAGATATAAATGTAAAAGAAGTTAAAACAAAAATTAAATTATTAAAGTCAAATGCAGATTTATTATATAAAAAAGATGGAGAATCAGTAACTCAAGAATGGTGTAATGCGTATTATGAATATGATACATTTCATAAAAAAATAGTAGGTTTATATAAAGAATCTAATAATAATATACCAAGTTGGTTAAAAAAATAAGCGAATATATTAAAAATATAGAATTATAAAATAAATAAATAAATAAATAAGATTATGAGAATATTAGAAAATATAAAAAGATTTTGGAATTTAGATGTAGTTGATATAAGTTGTATTGTACCTTATTATCAAGATAATTGTCTTTATAATAAAGAATATAAAATTGATATAAGATCTTGGTTCTATGAAAAATTAAAAGAAAGTAAATTTACAACATTAATAGATAAAATGGTACTTTATGATAATCATTATAATTGTTCTTTTAAACTTCCTTTATATGATTCTGAAGATATTGAATATATAAATAAAGTAATAGATAACTCTATATGTAAAATATTAAATTTAACTGATAAAAATAGAAAAAGAATAGAATCTATTCCTGTTGAGAATTATGATGTAAATATTTCAAATAAAAGCATCAAAGAATTAAAAGATCAATTTTTTCATAATTATATAGATATTATAGAATATTCAAATATTGATAATCTAGTTTCTAATATAAATGAATCATTTTGGATTGGATTTAAACCTATTATTATTAAAAAGTTTAAAAATACAAATATACTTATATATAAAATTGATTATGAATCATAAATAAATAAATAAATAAAATGGAAATATTAGAATTATTAAATGAGAGTGATACCTTTTCATATATTAGAAAAGAAGTTAGTAAGCACAAAGATTATCCTACATCTATGATATATCAAAAATGTGTATTTGTATGTGCAATTGAGCCAATTAATATCAAATATGATATACTGTTTGGATCTGATATTGAACTTGTTAGAACTAAAATAGCTAACCAAGTTATTGATAAATTAAAAGAATTAGATGTACATTTTATGCTTAGTAAAATGGAATTTGGACTAACTGGATTTCAATGTGAATACTTAAGAAAAATAAATAAATAATATGAAAATAATAATAATATAAATAAATAAATAAAAGTTGATAAAAAATAAATATTTTTTGAATATATAATATAAAGTAACAGGAGTAGCTACCTGTGAAAATTGAAATTGGTGGG